CGCAGCTTGCCCCAGCCGTGGAAGCACCCCCAGAATGAGCGCCAACCTGACTGAAGCCGAAATGGACGCCATTGCCGAACGCGCGGCAGACCGGGCGATTCGTAAAATGTATGAGAGTATCGGCAAGTCAGTCGCTCAGAAGATCTACTGGGCCATCGGCATTGTCGTGGTCGGCATGGTTATACTGCTGGCCGGAACTGGGGTTAAGCAATAACTATAGGAGAATACTATGTTTAAAGGCTATAAGACGTACATCACTGCCGCCCTTGCCATTGTCGCGGCCATTGCGGCGTATATGACAGGTGACGCCAGCGTGGCCCAGACCGGCCAGTTGGTATTTTCGGCCTTGCTGGCAGCGTTTATACGCGATGGCATCAAGAGCTGATGCTGGCTTTCCTTGCCCCGTTCTTTCAGCTTCTCAGCGGCCTTATGGGCTACTTCCGGGATAAAAGGCTGACAGACGGGGCGGTGGCCGAAGCTACGGTCAAATCTCTACAGGCGCGGTTACATGACATTCAGAAGGCAAATCAGGCTAGGGACGCTGTTCGTGCTGCTATTGCCGCTGACCCAGGCTTGCTCCGCGCTCCAGACCCCAATAGCCGTGACTGACTTTTGTGCGGTTGCGAAGGTTATCCAGTTCTCCAGGCTGAGTGACACGCTAGAGACGATTGCCGCAGTCAAAGAGCATAACGCGGTCTATGAAACCCTTTGCACGAACGCCCCATGAAATCCACCTTTGAATTTGCCATGCGCCATTTGCTCCGCCACGAAGGCGGCTTTGTGAACCATCCCAAAGACCCCGGCGGCATGACCAATCTGGGCGTTACCAAGGCCGTCTGGGACGCCCACACGGGCAAGTCTGCCACGGAGGCGGATATGCGCGCCCTGACGCAGAAGGACGTCCAGCCGGTCTACAAATTGCGCTATTGGGACGTTATTCACGGGGATGAACTGCCGCATGGGGTAGACCATTGCATTTTCGACTGCGCGGTCAATTCAGGCACAGGCAGGGCGGCAAAGCTGGCCCAGTATGTCCTGCACCAGAAGGTCGATGGGTCGCTTGGCCCTAAGACACTAGCGGCTATATGCGGGGCCGATCCCCTTGAGTTAATTGAGGACTACAGCCAGCGCCGCCTAGACTTCCTGAAATCCCTGCCGACCTGGGCCACGTTTGGCAAGGGCTGGGGTCGCCGGGTCAGCGAAGTCGAGATGGAAGCTAAAACTTTTGCACGGAATGGCGAAGTCGGGGCCTGATCGGGTTGTAGCATATATCGCAATGCTCTTGGCAGTATGGCTTCCCGCCATTTTTCTGCTTCCCGCAAAACAGAATTTCATCACCGCTTCCAATGGGATAGCGGCAATGGTCTGCCTGAAGCGCCATCATCGTAAATAGCTTCATGTCAGACACCGCCACGCTTGGCGGCGGGGGCGTAGGCTGGATTGGCTGTGGCTTGGGCTGTGGCTTGCGGACGCGCTTTGGGGCCTTGATATTCGTCGGCAGGGCCGGAGACTTGTCGATCTTCAGCCGCCGGGACTTTCCTATGGCCGCGTTCTTAGTGATCCCAAGTGCCTTGCCGATCTGGGTGTAGCTTAGACCTTTGGCTGCTAACTCAAGCAGCTTGGCAATGTTCTTAGCGCCCCAGATCACGAATAACTCCTAGTTTGGACAACCTTAACCCCGTCGCCATCGACTTCTAGGTTGAGCAATTCATTAACGATAGCCATGGCCCGGTTAAACGCTCCGGGCTCGGTATCGTCGTACTCAACATTGAAATCGATGGAAACGCGGATAGATTTCATTAGTAATTGCCGCCTACTGGATTGGCCGCGCCAACAGGGGCAGCGGTCACGGTGGACGCGCCCGGCCAGACATGGCTGCCGTCCCAGGGGGACTCATTCAGCGGCCCAATGCAGTCGGCCAGGACAGCGCCATTGACGGGCTTGGCCCGCTTCACGCAGGGGTAAGACCACATATTGCTCATGCCCAGGCCACGCCCTGCGGCGGTGGTAAACGTCCTGGGAACAGCCGGGACAACAGCCCAGCTTGGGGCTTGCGGGTAGCTGGTGGCCGTAGAGAACAGGCTCCAGACGCCGCCGGGGACTGCCGGGGCCTTGCACGAGCCGGTCAGGTGAAGATCGGCAACGCTCTCGCCCTTCAGGACGGGGCAGACGGAACGGCCCTGGGCAAAAGTCTTGCCGCCCACGACCATGGTCTTGCCGGTGGCCTCGGTGCTGGAGGCGGCGCACAGGGCATATTCGCCATGGCAAATGCCCAGCTTGGGCGCGGCGTAGGCGGGCGCTGCAACGCACAATACGGCAGCGGTGAGCAGGTATCGGTTCATGGGTGTTCTCCTTGGGTTGCGCCGTATTTGGCAATCAGCGAAGCATCGCTTCTACCATCGTCTTTCTTGCGCTGGAATAGCTCCGCGCTGGCCGGGAATAGCTGCATAGCCCGCTCGCGCGATCCGTCCTTGCCGTCCCTGACGCCCATCGCCTTCTGCCAAGCCTGGGGCGTGACGAGCGTTGTTGGGATGTCATACGCCGCCAGGACGCCTTCTATGATGCCCGCAGAGCGGCCAAATGAGAACACGCTGCTGACGCCTTGACCGGCCATGGCGTTGACCTTCTCAAGGAATGCCGCCTCGGCATGGCGTTTAATCACGATGGCCGCAACTAGCTGGGCGCTTACTTCCCGCTTTTCCTTGCGGTTCCGCATGACAGTGACGGTTGGCATATCCTCCACCGCAATCATGCCGGTCTTGGTGTCCAAGAACGCCAATGCGCCTGACAGGCCGGGGTCTATGCCAAGGATAATCACTTCTCCTCCAGCGCGGCGTCGATCATCTCTCGCCACATACCGCCGTCCATAACAAATTCTTTGTCAGGATGGTTTTCATATAGCCGTAACTTACGGAACATCGCTTCATTCGGCTCCCGCAAAGCCGTTATGGCTGCGCGCGCGCCAATGCGCCAATAATTTTGCGATTGCTCTGACTGATTGCCCCACGTTGGCGGCGGTATAACATGGCCGTTGACGCTTGCGTGCATAGCGCGAGCAATTTTATCAATCATGTCGGTCATTTCGGCTCCTCATGGCCCAGCATTAAAACGGAATATCGTCGTTAAAGCCGTCAAGATTGCTTACGTCCTGCTTTGGCGCAGCCTTCTTGCGCCCGCGTTTAACCACTTCACGGCTGCTCACATGGGCGGGGCCGTTCTTAAATGTCTCGCCAGTGCCATCCATCAGGTACTCGACAAAGTTCACGCCGCCATCAACAGGCGTCCCATGCACTAGGGCGGGGATAAACAAGTGGCTATCACAGCCCTTGCGTTGGTCATCGGCTGACAAGTTCTTGTCATGCTCACGGCAATGCCACTTGCCGTCTTCCTTGGGCGTGGAATGGCAGCAAGTCCGGCAGTTGGCCTCGGCTGGCTCCTGCTGGTGGCACAGCTTGTACATATCGCACATCTTGCACAGCCAGTGCGTCGGGTCTTGGCTGATCTTGTCGGCGGGCGTGGTACGCCTGATTGTACGCTCTGCCCGTACCAGCAAGTCCCTGTATGTCTCTTTGTTGAAATGCACCCATTCGGTATGCATATCATCCGTGTTCTTGTTCACGCAGATGTACATGGCGCGGTCCAGCTTCATCATGCCCATGTATGTCTGCATCTGGGCGTAGTGCTGGGGCTTCTCGGCCTGGACGCCCTTGGCCTTCAGGGCAGTGAATGCCTTGTCGTTGGCGGTCTTGATCTCTAGTACAGCCCAAGTCTTCGGCCCTTCAGGAAAGCCAAGGCCAACACCGTCAACGCTACCGCCAAAGTGGCCGGTATCATCGCGGCAGCTAATTTGCTTGCCGTCTTGGTCGGTGTGTAGATCGACCCCAATGGATCGTAGTTCTTCATAGACCCGCGCCTCCTCGCGCTTGCCAGTATCGAACAGCCGAAGGACGCGCCCCCCAAACTTGGGGGACGCTGCCCAACGGAATGTAAGCCAGAGATAACGGTCACAGTGATGCCCGATCAATGACGCGCCAAGGTGTTCGCGGTGTTCTTCCTTCTGGCTTTCATACCATTCGTAGATCTTGCGAGCCGTGGTGTGCATTGAGTCGGGCAGCGTGGGCATTACTTACGCTCCCAGGGCTTCTTGCCGGAAGTCACGGCAGGGCGCGGCGCTCTGGCAACTGACGTATAGCCCATGACCTTGTTACGGGTCGGCTCACGGCGGTCAATGTCCAGCGACAGCACGAACGGGATGTCATGCAACTGCTCGCTGCTCTCCAGCTTCTCAATGTTGCAAGCTGCCTTGATGCCGTTCAACTGCGAACGGGCAATCTCCTCGGCCACCTTGCTGGCGTTCACCACATTCAGGCGCTCCCAGATGCGGCGACCAGAGTGAGCGCCGTCGATGATCTGCATGGTGAGTTCTAGGTACTCGCCGTTTCCGGCCTTGGTGGCCTTCATCTGGCTGTCAGTAATCATGGTATTGTAGTCACCGGGAGGCAGCGGTTCAAAGCTGGTGCGCTTCGGTGGTTCATAGGTCGATACGTCAAAGTCAAATACAGGCATTGGTCTTCTCCTTGGGGTTAGCTGATGGCTTCGGCAAATGCGTCCCACGACAACGGGATGCTTTCAGGCATATTGTAGCGATTCTTCGCCATGTAAGCGGGGCGCTCGCTCGTAAACAACAACCGCTCGCCCGTCGAGATGCCGCGATTGTTGGTCTGGTTAAAGCCCACATCGTCTTTCTTGACGATAGTTCTATAGTTGGCGAACAGGACAGCATCAGCCCACTCACGAACCACAGCGTTGCTGCGTTCCTGTAGCTTGGGCTGGTAGCGGTCATATGGTTCGACTTCAGGGCTGTCAAAGCGTTTAATCGTTGTGTGCGCGATCAGGATGATAGCCATGCCCTTGTCATTACGCAGGGCGTTCAGGCCGTCGAGGATTTCACGCCACTTCTCGGCAGCGATAAGGCTTCCCTTACCGTAAGCCAAGTCCTTGGCGTCATACTTCTGCTCGATCTCGCGCTGGATGATGGCCTCAAGCCAGTCTAGGCTGTCAATGATAACAGTCTCGAAGGCGTTGTTTTCTTTGTACAACGTGGCAATGGCGTCCATCACATCTTGGGAAGATGTTGCCAGCGGAAAGTGATTGACCTTAAGCGAGCCTAGCCCGTCCTCAGTCAAGATATAGATGGGGTTAGGCGAACCAGCACCAAATGTTGACTTGCCAATTCCTTCAACGCCGTACACCATGATGCGGGGCGCGGCCATTGCGTCGTTCTTACGGATACTCTTCAGGTCAAATGCCATTATTCTGTCTCCTCGATGGTAATGCTGGTTTTCAACGGCTTGGTGGTTATGGCTTCGGCTATGTACTTCCATAGAGCGGGCTGGTTGGCCTTGAGCAGCTTCAGAACTGCCTCATCTAGCTTGGGTTCCAGCCTGATAGGCTGGATTTCCCAGTCTTCTGTCAGCTTTGCCAGCTTCTCCAGGTCAGCCTTGTATGACAGCTTGCCTATGGTCTTGAGCTTGTAGCCGTTCGACAGCGTACGACTGGACGAGCCTTCTTCCTTTGCGGGGAACAGGGCCAAAATCTTGTCTTCTATTCGCAAGCGTTCTGCATTAGCTTCCCGCTCCGCGTCCTTGACCGTAAGCCAACGCTCGGCCAGATGCTCTAGTTCTGCTTCAGTGTTTGATGTCATGGCGGTCTCCATATTTGCCCTAGCTTCTAGGCGGCGGCGTAGGTCGGCTCCAAATTCTAACGGCTGCGGACCCCTTTCGGCGTCCAAGATGGCCTTTATGACAATTTCGGCCAAGGTCATTGTTGATCTCAAATCAGTAGCAATAGGCGTATCACCGCCTTTGTTGTGTCTGCAAGATGTTTTTTATAAAAAATGCCTATTGCACAAGTTTGACAGCCGTGCATATTTAGAGGACTACCACCAAAAGGGATTTTCATGGCACATATTAAAGGCCGGTGTGAACCAGCCTACTCCATCGTCTGCCGTCTCGGCGGCGTTACGCCCACAGCCAAAATCCTCAAAGTCGCCCCAAGCTCAGTAAGCCGCTGGCTCGTGCCAGAAGGCACAGCCGGTAAAATCCCCCAGACCCATTGGAAAGCCCTGATAGCCAACGCCAAGAAGCGCAAGATCAAGCTCAGCCTTAAAGACCTTTTCGGCGTTTAAACAGAGGCAATCATGCGTAATTCAGAGTTCCTGTCTGCCATCTACGGCAGATTGCGGGACGATTATGGCTGGACAACATCCTTCGCAAGCGACCCCAGTGACGCGCCCCCTAGTGTATGGGCAGGCAGTTCGTGGGCCGGATCATCTGCCCAGAAGACGGTCATCGACCAACGCAGCGAGGACAATAACTATTTCTGCGTTTCCGTCATGCTGCCAAAGGGCGGGCAGAAGCGCCGGTCAAAGGACAACTTCGGGCGTCTGGCTGTCCTGCTAGCAGACGATGCGGACCTGAAGGCTCTAAACGGGGCCTCTAGCTATGCCCTGGAGACTAGCCCCGGCAAGTTCCAAATCGGCATTCTGCTCGACGCCGAGGACGAAGACACCAAGAACCAGCCCCTAATTGACGCCGTGCTACACGCCATGGCGGCAGATGGTCTGATTGCCGCCGACCCGTCTGGCAACAACCCAGTGCGGTATGCCCGTCTGCCTATCGGCACAAATACCAAGAAGCGGGAAACCGGCCTGTGGTCAACCAGGCTAGTGTTCTGCAACCTGGACGAAGTTTACAGCCTATCCGATGCCGTAGCCACATTCGGCCTCGACCTTGACTCGATTAAACGCGGCCTGTCTGCCCCCAAGCCCAAGCCAGAAGGCACAGGCGATGCCGTAGACCTGTTCAAGGCGATCATCAACCCCAACCTGGAGGAGCGTTCGTACCATGACGCGCTGATGAAGCTGTCGGCGTCCTTCATCGCCTCCGGCCTGAAGCCTGGTGCAACCGTTAACGCCCTGCGCTCGATCATGCTGGCATCCAAGCCAGAGGAAGAAGGCCCAGAGCTTGACCGCTGGCGCGATAGGTTCGGGGATGAGCTTGTTCGCATGGTCCAGGGGGCGGAGAAGTACACGCCCAAGCCAGAAGAAAAGCTAAACGTCTCCGGGTATTGGAAGACCGTCCCGCAGCTTGGCGAAAGCACCAAGAATATCAAATGGTTGGTCAAGAACTTGATCCCAGCCGACAGCATGGGCATGATCTTCGGCGCGTCCGGCACGTTTAAATCGTTCCTTGCCCTAGACCTGTGCCTGTCTGTAGCCAATGGCAAAGCCTGGACGAACCGCAAGACAGATTTCGGGGCCGTGGGATACATGGCCGCAGAAGGTGGCGCGGGCATCTACAAGCGCATTGTAGCTTGGCAGGACGGTATCCCGCCGCCCGATAACTTCCATGTCTGCACCGTGCCCCTGCTGCTGTCAGCCAAGGAAGAAATCGCGGCGCTGCGCCAGTCCATCATTGCCCTGCCGGAAATCCCCAAGCTGATCGTCATCGATACCCTGTCCCAGACGTTCGCCGGGGACGAGAACAGTTCAAGCGACATCGCCAGCTATCTTCGCATGATAAACAGCGAGATCCGCGAGCCGTTCGGTGCAACTGTCCTTGTCATCCATCACAGCGGCCATAGCGCCAGCGAGCGGCCCCGTGGATCGAGCGCCATCACAGCCAACGTGGATTTCCTGCTGGGTTGCTTCAGGTCGGACCCTGAGGCCCTAAATGCCCGCCTGGAAGTCACGAAGCAGAAGGACGGAGACAAGGTTAAGGGCCTGTATTTCGATCTTGAGCGCCGGGTTATTGGCAAGGACGAGGAGAACGAGGAGATTTCCAGCCTGGTCGCCGTGTATCACGACGCCGTGGCCTCGATCCGCGAAAGCAACGATGCGGGAAACAAGTACGAAGTCTTGATAATGAAGCTATTAACAGAAGCACAAGGCGGGCAGATCATGGAAAACGATCTAAAAGAAGCCGCGATGCCTATTGCCAAAATGAGCCGGGACAATGCCACGCGGGGAGTGCGCAAGGCGCTTGTAAAGCTAAAGGGCGAACACCGTGTTCGCGAAGGCATCCCAGGGACTTGGATGCTGGCAGATTAGTGCCCCCCCGGCGGAAACCGCCAAGCCACACACCGGGGGAGCCGCACACCGCCCCGAGGAGAGCAAGGCGGGTGCGTTTAATCTGTTGTCAGTTCTGCGAGGATGGCGGCATACCCGGCAATGTCTGTCACACTGTCTAGCCCTATGCCAGTCTTCATTCGGCTTAACTTCAACTCTATCATCATCACAGCCACTTGCGCGGGCGTCACTGGTACGCCCAGGACGCCGGACCAGCGTCGCGCCGTGTCAGCCATGTTAACCCGTGGGTCGCCGTATTGCTCGCCGCGCTCGCGGATTATGGCCTGGGTCTGGGCTAGGAAGTCGGCGGCTTTCATAGGTATTTGTCCTTTGTCAGTTCTTCCATTGGGTTCAATGCGCTTTGCGGTACGAAATAGCATGGCCGCGAGCCTGTTGGATCTCGCCAGAATTCGTCGCGTTTAACCGTCCCGATCTGGCACCAGCCGACCAGCCGATACTTGCCAAAGCTACCTATTACAAACACGCAAAGGTCGGCGTCGTTATCACTCTTGTGCAGCAACAGGTGACCAGTCGGGCGGTCAGTGTAGCGCACCTGGAGCGGGCCAACGTCGGGCGCTTTGAAGTCGCCCACAATCCCGGCCCAGTACAAGCCTAGCCCCTTTGCCACGGCCAGTTCGGCCATCGTGCCTTCAATGGCATTGTGCCAGTTGTAGCCCTGCTGACCGTGCGTGGGTTGCCTGTGCTCTTCAATGACCTGAACCAGCCGCAACGCGCCAACATGAGCGCCGTGCAGCATCTCATACCAAGTAAGGCTAACGTCCACTACTTAACCTTGCGTAGCTTGCTTGGCTGCTCTAAGCCTTCGCTATATTTAAACGGCCAGCCGTTAGACGATACGCGCTTTTCACGCGCCCGTTGCCGCCAGATAACGTCTAGATAATGCTCGACAGTCTCGCAGCTTTCTAAAATGTCAGCCAGCACGGCGCGGGCCTCTTTGTCGTGATATGGCATGGCTTCCTCCTATGTAAAACAAAATCCAGACATACAATCTCCGTCTTCTGCCAGTGCATTACGCAAGTACACATTGGGGTCTTTTACCTGTATTTCAGCCTCAAAAGCCTTTGCCTTGGCCGCATCAGCCGGATGGTTTTTGTCTAGATCGGCCCATTCTGCCGGTCCCTGATTGGGACACATCCAACAACGGGACCGGGGGGGGGGCGGCCAACCCATAGACTTTACCAAGCTGACGCAATCGTGCCGGTTCATCATCTTAGCAACAAGCGGATGCCAGTATGTCCATTTGCCTTCGCCGCCTTCGCCGCGCATCCGGTTAAACTCATCGCGGCTTATGCCCAGCCAAAGCGTAAAAGCCTCTGTTTTTGGCAGCATATCCCGGCAAAACCGCTGCACAACGCGCGATTTCCACTCATTGCTGCAATAGGTGGGCAACTTGCCTTGCTTGCCATTCTTATTGGTAAACGCCGGGATCAATAGCGCGTCACCGTCTTTGCCGCCGTATAGGTCTACGGTGGCATATTTAGTTTTAGGGACACGGTGCAATGTGACGCCAACCTGGGCCAGCGCGGGTACGATAACGCTATCGTGGTAGTCCCACGTTTGCTGCACTTCGCGCTCCGTGTCCACGATCACAGAAATGTCAGGGCGCAATTCGCCCTTGCAGATAAGCGCCGCAATTGCCGCGCTTTGCGTTCCACCGCCTGATGACCAGACTTGCGTCCTCATATGAACAGCAATATTAGACCGACAACGCCCGCCCAGAAAGCGGCTGTTATCGCGGCGATGTATAAGCATCCATGGCGATCCATCATCGGGCCTTTCCGTTAGAAGCAAACATCGCAAGTGCAACCCGGCTTCCCGCCGCTCTCGCACCTGGGCGACGCTGGGCGGGGACGGCAGCGGGTGCAATCGTAATGAAGCCTGTCCTTGCTATCAAACCGGGCAGTTGCCAGCTTGGCATGACGAACGCCGCACCGGCAAACGAACGCGAATTGTACGGGCTTTAGCTTGTCCATCACACCCGCCCCGTCTTCTCAGGGCTGGAAATGAACGCCTCATGGTCGCTCTCCCATGCCATCGCTTCGTCATGCTCGATCAGCGCGGCCTCGATCTCCCGTGTTGCGTCAAGCCAGGCCCCGTTTGGGTTGATCCAATAGGCCCCGCAATCCTTGAGCCCGTATGCGTCATATTCGATATGCTCCAGCACGGCGGCAAGGTCGGCAAACCATGCGGCCTCGCCGTCAGGGTAAGTCAAAATATACATCACAGCGACCCCGCAATGGCGCTGCACAGGTAGAGCGCGATCCAGATGGACGCGAGCAAGCCCAGGAGGCAAACGGCCCCTAGCGTGGCCTGTGCCAACCGCAAGAGCCAGTGTGGGACGAGCGGGGGTGGGATGTATACGGTCATGGCGGTTCCTCTCTAGTGGCAATATGGGGAGCGCGGTTAAACGCTCCCCGTGGCTTAGTCCTACTTGTGCGCGGCGATGCGAACACCCTTAACAACTGTATAGGGCTTGCGCTTCTTGCGAAGGGCCGGGCTTTTTCTGTTCTTGTCCGGGGCTTGGCTTTGCTTCTTGCCCGTGCGCTTAGACGGGCAAACAGGCACAACCTTATACACTGACGGCAGAAATTCACCGCCGCGATCATATGCAATTATCTCAGAACGCATTGGCCTGGGTGTTAAATAACGAACCCAATTCTTTTCGTTGCATCGAACATAGATACGCGAAAGATGAACGCGCGCCTCTTTGACCTTCCATTCACGCATACAGGCTTTTGCCACGGCGCAATTACCGGGCGAGAATTTACGCGCGGTCTTAATGTCTTGCGGCGTTACGTGGAGCATAACAGGGCGCTTCGCGTTTATAACTGGCAAGCCTTCTATCGTATCAACAACACTCATTGCACATACTCCATATGGTCCCGCCCTTGGCATGATTGCCGCGGTGCGGTGCGGTTTAGGCTAGGCTAGGCTAATTTCCTGTTGCTTGGGCGATTGCGGCGCGCACCTTTTCGCCCCAGTCTTCCGCGCGCACCTTCCGGCCTAAGCCAGCCCTTGCCGCGCAAGTATTAACAGTGCTGCAAAGCTGCGTTATTTCCTGATCCGCAGATTTAAGCGCCGCTAACATAGCCGCCATTAGCGCGGCATTGGAGCCGGGGGTGTGTTGCGTGGTCATTATGCGGCCTCCTTCTCTACTTGCATTGTTGCCAGCTTGCGGCGCAATTCGTCCATGTCCTGCTTATGATTCCGCTCTTTGCGGGCGATAGCGTCAAGCGTGATCTGGTGCGCGTTCATGGTGTTAAGAGCCGCCCACATAGCTTTAGTAGCGGATTTGCTGGTGCTATACATGCCGTCAAGATTGGCGCGTTCTATGACCGTCCCGTCAATGTCAAAAATCACAAAGCGAAACCCGCGCCGGGTGTTTTTATAATCTGCGGAGGCGCTTTCGACTATGGCAAATAACAAGCCGCCGTCTGTATGGCAGGCGCTTAAAATGCGCGCCTTGTGAAAGCGCAGGCTGTCATCGTCAACGTAATGGGTCCGACCCATTAAATTAGATTGCGCGTTGCGCTTTGCATTGCTGCTTTTGTTTTCGTACAGGTTCATGGCTTAGGTTCCTTTGGTTGGCTTGGCGGGTGTCTTATTGCATGGCATTGCATAGGGCGCAAGGGGGGCTGTTAGGCCCCCCATTGATCGGCCATTGCGGCGGCGATTCCGGGGTAAGTTATAGAGCGAAGTTTCCAGCGGTCAGGCGATGGGCCAAGCTTGTTTTGGCCGCTAGGCGTCTGATTGGCCCGGCGGGTCCTGGCATCGCCCTGGAGCCTGTTAGTCTGGCGTAGCAAGGGCAGATTTTTAAGCCACAGGCAGGTTTTTTTGCTGGCATCATCGCCAAAGTGCCAAGGCTGGATTATCTGATCGGGTTTCCTGATCCTGCTAGATATACAGGATACGGGATTTTCTAATGCTATCTTGGGGATTGGCGCGGCTAATAGCTGGCGCACAAAGTCTAGCGCGCCTTCAGTCTTTTCCGCCCTGCCCGGCTTTCGCTTGTTCCAGTGCAACCCGCTTACCGATAGATAGGTGCAAGGCGGGTGCGCTATCATCAAATCCCAATCGCCCCGCCCGGCTATTGGCAGGACATCGCCTTGTATATGGTTTGGGCTACCATCATCAGCCGGTAGCAGATCACAAGACCATGCATCATGACCAAGAGCCGCAAAGGCCCGGCGTACGGTCCCGGAATACTCGCAAGCGACTAGGACGCGCATGGGCGCGCCTCATCAAAGAATATGTCCGGCGCTTGCGTCCCATCTGTGAAGCGATACCACCCTTCACCGTTGTACCAAATGCGGCGCTTAATCTGGCGCTTTTCGCCCTTCTGTATTCCTGCCGGGCTGTCCCAGACTAAACAAGCCGGTACATCCTGCCGCGCGATGGCTGTTTTAGTTTTCATTAGATGAACTCCCCGCAATCGGCGCAAACGCCGCG